ATCGAACAGAAAACGAATGATATTAACAAATAAACAAACCACTGCGCTTAACTATTTAGAGGACCAACAAACAAACGAGATTATTTTTGGAGGGGGTGCCGGTGGTGGTAAGTCCGCGCTTGGTTGCTATTGGATTATTAAGAATTGTCTAAGGTATAAAAAAAAGACAAAAAAAAAGTCCGATCGATTAAGACCGGACCTTCAAACCACTAAAAAAACTATCTTTCTAATAACTTCGCTAATACTATTGATTGATGAAAAGCTGAGATCATCCCTTTATACTTTGTCTCTAGCCATATTGGGGCGTCATCCTCTTTAGCATTATTTAATAACTCTATACATAAAGCTTGCCTATATTCAAGGTCCTTTATTAATTGTTGTATTTTATTTTCCATCTGTTTATATCTTTGTTTATTGTTTTAAATTTGTTTTCGGTTGGTTGGTAGATTATAACTTGTTCTATAAATTCAAATAGTTCTGGCATATCCGCCGCCTCTAATTGATCGAGTAATTTTTTAGGCTTTATCCCTGTATAATAGATATACCTTTCAATTGCTACCGGCATACATCCTGTACGTGCTGAGATCTTTTGTAGTATTGTTTTCATTATCCAAGCATTACAGGCATTAATAAAAAATTACGATTAATTATAGCCGCTCTTGTTGATCCGGTTAATTCAATATTAATACTGTCTGATTCTATTTCTGATAAGATAGCATTTAAATAACCTGAGTTAAAACCTATTTCAATATCTGGTCCTTGTTTAGAATATTCTTTTAATTCTTTGCTATATTCTTTTCCCGCGTCTTCATCTTTTGCCTGGATCTTTAGGCATCCATTAGCATTTAAAGATATACAATTGATAGGGCTAAAATTAGCAGCTTTTTTTGTTTCTGTTATTAATTCTTTTTTGTTTGTGTTTATATGTGTTTCTGCGCTTTGTGGAAGTATTGACTGCCAATTAGGGAAATTGTTTTTTTCAAGTATTTGGTATATTTCATTTATACCATCTGAAAACATTAAGTATGCATCTGATTCATATACCTTCCAGTTTGAAGTATTAATATCTGAAATTATCTTTATTACTTCCGGCTTTATTAAAATATTACAATCTGTATTGTTTGTGATCGGATCAAAATATAAATAATGCGCATTTGTTGATACAATATGATTGTTGTTTACTGCAATATGGCACATTTGCGGCCTCAAATCGTCTTTAGATATAAATTTAATAGCCGTTTCAAGTTTAGGAAGATCCGGACCAATAGTATAGGCTAAATAATAAACTTTTTTAATAGGATTAAATACTTCGTTTACTTCCTGGAAGCTATACTTTACTTTTGCGCCGTCGGCATCAAATAATACTTGTTTGTTTTCACTACTTAAATAATTGATATTTTCGAACATTTCAGCAGCTTTTTTAAATTCTGCAAAGTTTAAATTATATCCAGTACTTAGTGTATTATCCGGCAAAGCCAGTTTAGCGTAAATTTCCAGGTTTGTTGCATAAATAAAACCATTTTCAATTTGTACATTTTCAATAATTGCTAAATGTGATCTTTTTTTTACAATTTTAGAAATTGCTTTAATAGTGTTTTTTAAGTTTGAAGTTTTCATTTTTTTTGGGTTTTGGGTTTTAAAATTAGTTAATTATAAGTTATTAATTGCTTCGTCGTAAGTATCAAAAAATTGATCTTCGCCAGTTTCAAAATCATTTATTAAATACTCAACAGTTTGGCCTAAACAGCTACAAATTGAAATGCCATTTTCTAAATAAATATAAACATATCCGCTATTTGAATTAAATCCTACCATATTAATATCTTCGCCGGCTGCATTTTCTGCATAAGCTGCAAATACTTTTGACAATCCTGTTGCTTCCAGGTAGCAAACTGATTCTGTTAAATTAAAAATTTCCATTTTTTTAGTGTTTTAAGGGTTAAAATTTAGTTACTTGACAAATTACAATAAATAAGCCTATAAAGCCGCCTATTAAAATAGCAAAAGATTTTATTGCATCTTTAAACTGTTCATCTGTGTAATTACTTGAATATTCATTTTTTGGGGTTGTTTTTAATCTGTTCATTTTTTTGGTTATTTTAAATTAATTAATATTATTACTACTATTGTTATTGCTATTGCCGCAAATGTTAAAATTTTGTTTTCTTCTTTTTTATTAGGTATCATTTTTTTTGCGTTGAGGGGTTGAATTCAACACTGCAATTGTACAAACTTAATTAAGATTATGCAAATAAAAATATAAACTTTTTTGTAACTACCTGAAAATGAGCTAAATTATTTTTAATTAAAATTATATTAGGATATATCAATTAAAATACTTTGCTTTGCTGGCAAACTTAAATAGGTAAATTATGAATTAAAAAAAGATCAATTTTCTGGACTGTATAAAAATAGCATTTTTGCTATATTGCAACATTATGCCCTAATTTTAGGACAGTGACCTCTTTTGTGGACAGTGTACTTAATTTAGTACAGTGACCTATTTTTAGGACAGTGGCAAATTTGCTATACCCATACTTCTCAGTCCCGTACTTCTCAGCCTTGCTTCTCACCCGTACTTCTCAGTTCCGTACTTCTCGCCAAAAAATTAGACAAACTTTTTAGAAAGTTCCATTTCTTTTCGCAAATAATTTATTTTTTGTGTTAAAACATCAATAAAAGAATTTGTAGAAAATCTTATATTTTTAATTTCCGCTAACTTTATTTCAAATGATCCCTCTACTTCTCGGTACTCTTCGCCATCTACTATACTTTGCTTCTCTCTATTTCCCTGTGTGCCTTCTCCCTCAAGATATAATCTTGCCTCAACTATTTTTCTTGTGTTGTATGCTTCAATATATCCTTTGTGAATTTCTGTTTCTAATTCGTTTAAAAGAAATAAATATCCAGCTAATTTTAGGTTAGAGTTGATTAGGACCTCTATATCGTTTGTCTTGTTTGCCTTGATAATCTCGGCTTTGATTTTATCTATCATAACTTCTTAGCGTCTTTTAAGTCTAAATAACCTACTTCTTTTAATACGGCTTGTGTTTCTTTGAATTGTGTTGTTTTTGGTAGTAATTTCCATATCCATTTAGGGTTTTGGATCAATTTGAAGGCATAAACGCCGTTTGGAGTAGAATTGATGTAATATGGAGTGTATAATTTTTCTTGGCTAAGTTTTATTAGTCGATCATACTTATACTTCTCAATCATTAAAGTATCGTAGTGTACTTCTCGGCATTTTAATTCAATAAATAATTGAAAAGTTTTAGAAGAGCAGTCAAAATTAGAATATTGCTCAGTTGCTTCTAAGTCAGGAATATAATTTTGTTTTAAATAATCAAATAATCCTGATTCGTTCATAATTCAGCTACTTTTTGCGTGTATAGGTCAATCAACTCTTGATAGTCTAACTTACCCATCTTTTTTACCTGATGCCTCTTGTGCTCTAAGAAATCCATTCCACCCTTACCTATTTCTTTTTCAAGTCTCTTGTAGTATTCGATATAATTACCGCTTTTAGCTATATTGCATCCGTAGCATTGTGGTCGGCAATTTTGTTCATCATATCTTAGGCTTAAAATACCTCTTGAATAGAAATGACCGTTCTGTATCTTCTTATAAGGTAAAACCTTGTCGCAAGTAAAACATTTTACATCTAAATTCTCATCAGCGTACTTTAAGCGGATATAAGTCGAAAATATAGCATCTGCTTTCTTTTTTAAAATAGTTGTACTCATTTTATGCTATATCTAATAATCCTTTAATTGTAAATATTAATATAAAAGGCACATACAATATACCTACCACCATAATCCATAAAACAGTTGATATTAAAGCTATTTGTCTTAAAGACTTACTTTTATTATCCATAACTAAACTATAAGGGAATAATATTATTTTTTCCATAAAGAAATCTTCTATTTTATTTAATTTATTCTTCATTTCCTTAAGATTTTATTATAAGATACTTCAAATACTACTCCCCAAATAATGCAGAATAAAAATACATCTAACATTCCAAAAATAGGTTTGTAAAAAATAATAGCAAAAGATACAAAAGCTAACATTAAAGCCTTAAATAAATGCCAAGCATCGGTTAAAAAGACTAACCAAGTAGAAGATAAAAAGAATCGTTCTCCGTTTAAGATACTACCGTTCTTCCATTTGTTTTTCCAGCTTAGCCTCCAATCCCAAAACTTTTCATTCTTAAAGTCTCTAAAGATTGATATATCGTACCTGGTGCTTAATACATCCATTACTGCATTAGAGAAAGCTGCTAATATTATAAATAGTATTGTCATTTTTCAAATGTTTCGTTGTAGTATTGTTCTGCTTCTTCTATTGTTATATTTTCAACATTAAAATAATCTACACTATTAATCTCACCTTCATTAAATGCAGCCATTATCTGTTGCTTCTCCATTTTTTTGGCTTGTCTTATTAACCCAAGAATTTCAATAAATGTCATATCAGATTGTATTTTATCTTCTATCCATTCTACTGCTGTTTGTTGTTTTAATTCTGATTCTAATGAACTTCCGTTTCTGTCCAAATGATAATCATAGTATTGTCTATCATCTGTTTCTTCTGGATTTTCTCTATACATTTTGTTTGTTGTTTAAGTTATATAATTTGTTTAGTTTAAATTTCATCTATCATTTCAAGCGTTTTAACTCTTTCAGTCAATTCTGCTATAATTATCTCCGCTTCGTGCCTCAAAGTTAATAACTCATTTCGTAAAAGCAAATTCTCGCCTTGCAAATCAGTCAATATCGTAAAAGCCAAATTAAGCGTTTCTAAAGCAGTTAAATTATCTTGGTAGGTCTTTGTACCTAATTTAGTTTTATTTGCCTCTAATAGCCTTATTTGCATCACACAGAGTAAATCTGCTATCTTGTACAAGGTTGATTGCCTAAAATCAGTCTTTGGAATCCTTTTATCAAGGTCAGCCTCTAAAACGGCTTTTAATGTATCACTTAACTCGGGTAACTTTCTCATCTGATAATATAAATTTCTTGTCTTGGAATCTATTGACTAAACTAACTACTTCTCTTAAAGCATCAATATAATATTCTGTTGTATTGGCTTTTATAGGCAACTCTTCAAATAATTTCAATTTAAAAAGCTTTTTTTCTGAATGTTTTATAAACTCTTGTAGTGTCATAATTAAAAAGGTAATACTTTTGGTTTTTCAAATGTAACATATTTTCCAGCATAACTTTTAATGCCGTTAATTTCTTCATAATAGCAGTTCTTCCAAGTATCAAAGAATAAATCAAACTCTCCACAAGCACCTATACCTTTAGGTTTACTCTTTTGGACTATAATTTTAACCTGATTAGCTTGATATGGAATACCAAAAGCATCTTTTAAGCCTTTAGGGTATCTCCAAACACAAATCATCTGTTCACCCTTTCTGAAAGAAGTTTCGCCGTTATCAATATATCTCGGATCAGTTGGAGGGTAAAAAGATATACCATCTACTTCTTTTTTAACACCGGCTTCTCTTGCAGCGTGCATAATGATCGTATGGTGATAGTTATGCTCCCTTGCGTACATTCTAATCTTCCCTAATACTCTTGCCATATAAAGATTGATAGATTCACCTTGTAACTCGTGCTTGACCTCATTAAAAGGATCAGTAGTAATCGTATCAAACTTAATTCCGTATTGCTCAACTGCTAAGTGGAAATCATCTAAAGTTATATCTTTAACTCCGGTGTCCATTATGTAAAAGTATTGGCTAACTTCTTGACCAATTCTAAACATCTCGCTTTGTGTTAGTCTTGATAGTTTATTACCGTCTAAATCGTGAAAAGGTTTACCGGACCATTTATGGATAATCTCAGCAAATATCTCAGCAGGCGATCCTGTTTCCGGTGAAAATATTAAGTGCTTCCATCCTTTACTTTTTGATAAGTTAATAAGACATTCCCACCAAAATTCAGACTTACCTGACGCAGGAGTTCCGTAAATGTAAGAAGTTGCACCTTTTTTAAAAGATATTAGTTGATCCATTTGTGAGAAACCTATTTTCTCTCCACTTGCATATCCTTTTTCAAATAGTTCGTTTATTTCACTTGAAACATCCGAATAGTTTTTTATAAATTCCATTAATTAACGACTGGTGAGTAAAGGTGATTGACTACTGTTTTTATTTTATTTTCTTCTGTGAACCAATTGTTCATTACTGTATTTTTCCAATTTAAAACTTTTTTACCTTTGCTATTTTTCCAATTAAGATTATTGTAATAGTTCCAAGCTTTCTTAGCTACATCTTTACGGTATCCATTTTCAAAAAAGTAATCTTCAACTTCTTCAACAGAAGGTATAATAAACTCTTCTATCTTATTATTTACTTTACTTTCTTTTACTTTACTTTCCTTTAAAGCATTGCGATCGCATTCAGTTTGTAATGCGTTTGCATTCTTCCACCTCTTAGATGCGTTTAAAGAGGCTTTTTCAGACTTATCATTTCTCTTATCTAACCTTTTTTGTACTGATTGACTGCTAAAAAAACCATCCTTAATTTCAAATAAATCAAAGTCTTTTATGATACTTTCAATTATAGTTTTATCCGTTCGCAGTTCGTGTGCTATACGACCGCATTCAAATGGTAATGCGTTTGCATTCAAATAAAGATCTTCAATTAAGCACCAGTAAATTCCATAACCGGTGATGCCGTGCTGATAAAGTAATTCTTTAATTTTAGAATCACTCCTTGCCGTATAGTCGTGTGAAAAATAATATGTATTCATTTAGGTAAAAAAAAGAATCCCATCGGGAGAGAGTTTCGATAGGATTCGGGTTATAATAATAACCATTTTTTAATGATATCTAACAAGCTCTCTCCTTCTTATTAGTTATCTAATACAATACAAATATAACTATAATCTTCTTAATTCAAAGTATTTATTCAACCTTTTTGTTAGTGATGACATCGGTACGCTATACTTTGCTGCATAATGCTTAATGCTCATTCCTTCCTTAAGGAAATCCTCTAAAAAAGCATCAAATATGGCATCAGCTTTTAATGCTACTTTCTTTGTTTTTAGGTGTTTTGTTCTAATTCCTTTTGACCTTAAAACTTCCCTAATTCGCTTTTGAGATATGTTATACTTT